CAACAGGAAATGGTTCGTCAACAGGAATTGGCTCGTGCTGCACAGGAGCAAGCTGCGGCACAAGCGGCGCGTCAACAGGAAATGGTTCGTCAACAGGAATTGGCGCGTCAGGAAACAGCTCGTCAATCTGAGCGTGAGCGAGAGTTTGAGCGTGAATACATCCAGCCCATCATGACTCCGTTCAGCGAGATTGAGAGCGAAGAGCTTCCGCGTATTCGTGGGGGTGGTGATAGACGAGGGGCGGGGACCGCCAGATTTAACTACGGCGGTGCCGTGGGCGAGGATTACAACTTTGGCTTCGCTCGTGGCGGTATGCCTAACGAGTATCAGGCAGGTGGTAAACTGCTTGACGGGCCGGGTGATGGCATGTCCGACGACATCCCTGCCGTGATCCGTGGCAAGGGTGTGCAACGCGCTGCTTTGGCTGATGGCGAGTTTGTCGTCCCTGCCGATGTGGTGTCGCATCTTGGCAATGGCTCCACCAAGGCTGGAGCGAAGAAACTTTACGATATGATGGCGCGAGTGCGACAGGCACGGACGGGCAAGGCTAGGCAAGCCCCCGCTGTGAAGACTGGCCGCCTTCTCCCCGCTTAAGGAGCGAACATGGCTACTCAACCGACTGCAACTGAACAGACCACTACGACCATTCCCGGATATGCGAAGCCTTATGCACAGCAGTTGCTAGGCAGCGTGTTCGGTGGGCAGGACCCGACCACGGGGCAGTTTATACCCGGTCTTGTTGGGCAGGGTTATCAGCCCTACGGCAAGCAGCGCACCGCAGGGTTCAGCCCGCTTCAGCAGCAAGCGATGGAAGGCATCGCGGGGATGCAGGTCTCTCCCGAATTAAGAGAAGCGGCGGGGTTGGCTAGTCTGGCGGGTAGGCAGTCAGGGCAGCTTGGTATGTCCTATCAGCCGATGCAGTATCAGCCGACCAACGTGTCGTACATGGGCACCCAAGCCCCGCAGTTGCAGCAGTACCAGATGGGTCCGGCGGAGCGTGTCGGTGCTGACCGGTTCGGTAGTCAGGCAATGCAGGACTACATGTCGCCTTATATGAGCGGTGTGGTCGCGCAGCAGAAGCGCGGCGCAATGCAAGACTATGCTCGTCAGATGCCGGGGCTGCGTGCGTCGGCGGCCCGCTCTGGTGCGCTTGGTGGTACACGTGAAGCTCTGATGCGAAGCGAAGCCCAGCGAAATCTGCAGGGCCAGTTGCAGGGTATCGAGGCGACGGGACTTCAGAACGCGTTCCAGCAGGCTCAGCAGCAGTTCGGCGCTGACCGTGCGGCTCAGATGCAGGCAGCTCTAGCCAATCAGCAGGCCGGACTCACCACAGGTCAGCAGAATCTTGCTGCACTACTCGGTGTTCAGCAGTTGGGTGCTCAGACGGGGCTTCAGTCGCAGCAGCTTAATCAGGCCGCGCAGTTGCAGGCTCAGCAGCAGGCACTTGGTCAGAACCAGACCGCGCAACAGTTGATGGAGCAGTCCCGGCAGTTTGGTGCCAACTTCGGCTTGCAGGGTCTTCAGCAGCAATTGGCTGCAGCGGGTGCCTTGGGCGGGCTTGGCATGCAGGGCTATCAGCAGCGCATGGGCATCGGTCAGGCTCAGTTGGGCGCGGGTGCTCAGGGTCAGGCTATGGAGCAGGAGCTGCTTAATCAGCAGTATCAAGATTTCATCAACCAGCAGCAGTTCCCGTACAAGCAGGCTGAGTTCGGTATGGGCATACTACGGGGTATCCCGGCGACGGGGCAAGTTAGTACACTCTATCAACAGTCGCCTAGTATGTTTAACTCAATTCTTGGCGCGGGCATGATGGGTATGGGTAGTCTCTTTGGTGGCCTTGGAGGTAGCAAGTAATGCTTGGTCCAGTCAGCGGCACGGGTCGTGCCATGATGGCTTCGCTGCAGCAGGCGATGTCAAAGGGTATGCCGCCTGATCAGGCGGTTCAATACGTTAAGAGCATGGCTACGCAGGGCGTGGCTCCGCTGACTGATCTCTACGCCATGATGAATCAGTTTCAGCGTTTGAAGCAGCAGCCCGTGCAGGCTCCGCAGACCCCGCCCACCATCCGTGATCAGCTCAACATGGCTGAACAGCAGCAGATGGCGATGCAGCAGGGGCTTGGCGGCCTCCCGGCTCCGTCTATGGAGCAGGCTCAGTTCGCGGGTGGTGGCATCGTGGCGTTTGCGGAAGGCGGCGGGACAAATCCCTACGAGTTCACCGACGACTTGCTAAAAAATATACCGAGCTTCATGACTGATACGACCGACATCGAATCTTTCGTGCGCAAGCAAATGCCGGACTATGACAAACTCAGCTTTGCTGAAAAACAAGAAGTCTTGAAGCGGTTTGACCCCGCTTATAAGAAAGCATATAGATCGTTGCAGACGTTGAAAGCTCGTGACGCTGCTCCTGCTTCTGCCATTACCCCTGCTGAAGACTCTACTGCGGCGTTTGATCCAAACGCTTTCAGGCGGGGCCCCGAGAACGTCTTTGAACAGGTACAGGATCTTAGACGTATTCAGGAACGTGCGACTACTGCTCCGGATGTCAAGCCCGCTGCACCGGAGCGTCAAAATCAGGGTCCTGTCGTGCCCCGTGTGGCTGCACCTGCTGCGCCTAAGGGCGACATGTTCACGCAGTTTGAGCGTTCTAAGACTGACGTGGAGACAGAGCGTGCTGCGCGTATTGAGCGGCAGCGTGCGGCCAAGACCGGCGAATTCAGTCAGGCGGATGCGGACCTTGCTGCGTACATCAAGGAGCAAAAGGCGCAGGGCGGCGATACCAAGGAAGCTTATCGCAACTTCTGGGTCATGACCGGTGCTTCGCTGATGGCGAACAAGAGCCCGTACTTCATGCAAGCCCTTGGTGAAAGCATCAGGGACAACTACGGGGGTCTTGTCAACGACCTTAAGCAGCTTAAGGACAACACTAAGTCGCTTCGGCTGCAGGAGATTCAGCTTCGTCGTGCTCAGGAACAGGCGATGGAGTCCGGATCTACAGCGGATCAAGATCGCGTAGACAGGCTGAATGAAAAGGCCGACGCTACTAATTTTGCTATTACAAGCAAGCGGGCTGATATCGAACAAAAAGCGCTTGACCACCGCCATGACATAGCTTTGGAAAGGCTGCGTGCTTCAAACAGGCCGCAGGACCGGAGCATGGCTCAGCAGTTAATAGATATGTATGACGCCATACAGATACAACCTGATCCGGCCAAACGGCAGATTATGCAGGATGCTTATGAAAAGCGGATGGAGGCGGTGGAAAACATTACTCGTGTTGCGACTGCAACAGGCTCAGCAGCAGCTACAAGAGCACAAACCGCAGCGCAGGAGCGTTTTGCTAAACTTAGTGTGAACGACCCTGTGTACAGACGGGCTTTTAACATAGCGCTAAATACTACGGATCCTGAAGAACGTGCTAGAGCGCAACAAATTCTGCGTGATAAAGAACGACAGGCATTAAGTGTAGATGTTGGGATGTCAGGAGATGTAGGAATGTCAGGTGGAGCGTATACTGGACCGTACTCGACTAGCGGCTGGAACCAGTAATGCCTAGAAATGTAACCGTCTATTTTGCAGACGGTTCAAGGCACGAATATCAAGGCGTGCCCGACGATGCTTCGCCTGAGCAGATTGCTGCTCGGGCTAATCGTGACTTTCAGGGCAAGCAGATCCGGCATCTTGAGCGTGCCCCTGCTGCGGCTGAACCCGAGCGCACTCTAGGCGGCTACACGAAGGAAGCCTTCAAGGGCTTGATCCCCGGCCTTGTCGGTATGGGCGAGACCGTTATTACTGGCGCGGCTTCGCTGTTGCCTGAAGGGGCTGAGCAGGCGGTGCGTAAGCCTGTTGAAGAATTTGCTACCGGCGTACGTGAGACGTTTGCCCCTGCGCCGGGCTATGAAGATACGCTTGTACGCAAGATCAGCGAAGGCGTTGGCTCCACTCTACCTACTCTTGGCATGTTAGCTTTGGGTCCGCTTGGTGTAGCAGGTGCAGCGGCTACTACTGTTGCATCAGGTGCAGGTGAGGCTCGGCAGAAAGCAGAAGAAGCCGGTGCTACTGAGGGTCAACGCGGTGTTGCTACCGCGCTAGGTACGATCCCCGGTGCACTTGAACTATATGCACCAATAAAAATCCTGCGGCGCTTTGGCTTTGGCGATGAGGCCATCAAAGAAGTTGCAGGGCTTGCTCCGGCTTTGGGTCGGATTGCCAAGGCGGGCGGTGAAGAAGCACTGCAGGAAGCTAGCAGCCAAGTCCTTCAGAACCTTATTGCCAAGGGTGTGTATGCACCTGACGAAGCCGTGTTCGGTGGTGTGGGCGAGGCTGCTACCGTGGGTGGCGGCGCTGGTGCCGTAGTCAGTGCCATTGCCGAGCTTGCATTGGGCCGTAGGTTGCGTGGTCCTGAGGCTGAGGCTCCGGGTACTGAAGAGGCTCCGGATACTGAAGAAGATCTTACGCCGGAGCAGTTGGCTCCCAAGACGGGTCGTGCTGCTCGGCCTTCGCCTGTCCGTGCCAAGACGTTGGATGAGCTGCGCGGGCAGATACCCGCTGCGCCGCCTGCGCCGAAGGCAAAGGAAGAAGAAAAAGTCCTGCGTGAGCCGATGGTGTTTGAGCGTACCAAGGAGCCGACGCCGGAGGCGCTGCAGGAAGCGGCTGAGTTTGTCACGCAGTTCCCTGAGGGCAGCAAGAACTTCAATCTGTTCAAGGCCAAGTCCATCGCCAAGAAGCTTGGCTATGAGAACATCCCGCAGAAGGGCGTGGGCCGGGTAGATATCGAGCCGTTGCTGCGTAGTGCGGTGCAGCCTACTCCTGCGCCCGAAGCGGTTCCCGTTGTTGAGACGGCACGGCCTAAGCTCGTCAATCCGTTCTTGACGCCCGAGGCGTTGGCACAGACTGAACCCATTAGATTGCCTGAAGCTGCTGTACCTGAAGCGGCCCCAACTGTTGATGTGTTGGCCGGTAAAGAAGTTCGCCCGCCGTCTGATGATGTTTATGAAGTGGCGAACTCTAACTTCAGCTATCCGCGCATGGTTGGCAATCAGATCGTGCCAATCGAAGAGTTAAAGGGCGGCGTGGCTCTTGATCAAGGTAATGAAGTAAAACGTGTTGACAACCTTGCTAATCAAATTGCAAGCGATGAAGGTTACATCAGCCGGATCATCGTTGACCAAGACAACAACGTCGTTGAAGGGCAGCATCGCCTCGAAGCATTGCGCCAGTTAGGTGCTAAGGAAGTCCCGGTCTACAAGATCGAGGATATGAGCGAGACGTTCCCGGTCACGAAGATGGAAGCTGCGGTACAGAAGGCGCAGCCGATGCGAGATGAGCAAGCCTCACAGATTGTGAAACAAGTTATGGACACCATAGCCGAAACCGGTAGCGTGCAGGGCGCGTATGCGTTTCAGATCCCCGGTTTTCAGAAGGGCTATCGCGCAGCGTTGAATGTTATCGAGCCTGAGCAAGGTAAAGCTGCGCCCCCCATTACGCCCCCGGAGGCAGCGGAGACGATTGAGGCGAAGGCTGCGGTAGAGGTTGCCCCTGCTGTTGCCCCTGTTGCTCCGGCGAAGGAAGCGGCTGCGCCTAAAGTATCTGCCTCATCTAAGTCAGGTTCAGTTGCGTTTGACGCTTCAGAATTAGAAACCCGGCGTGTACCAGAATACAAGTCTCGGGAAAAGTTGATCGAGCTACCGATTGATGACTTCTTGGCTATGGCTAAGCCGGGACACATGAAAGCTAAAGAAGTTGAAACTTCTAAACTTCTTAAAAAAGGAACTAAGTTTAGTTCTATCCCGTTTTTGATGGCCTACGCAGGGAAAGACGGGGCGCTTAAAGTAGAAGGGCATGAAGGCAGACACCGAGCACTAGCGTTGAAAAAGGCTGGTTATGAAACCATGCCTGTAGTTTTAAAAACAGATATACGATGGTCAGAGCAAACTGACCCTAAAAAGTTTGATTATGTGGCCGAATGGCCTACGGCAATAGTGTCAGAAGATGGCACCAAAACTATTCCTATGCCTGTCTCACGTGATCAGGCGCTAGCTCCTTATACTGCTACCCCCACCACTCTTACCACGCCCTCGAAGGCAGCGGAGACGGTCGAGGCTAAAGAAGCGGCTGCGGTTGAGACTGCCCCTGTTGTTGCTCCAGCCGCTGCGTTTGAAACTTCCGCACCGACTGACATGACTAAGCGCAGAGATGCTCAGTTATTTGCCGAGGAAGAGGCATTTGCAAAACAATATGGCGATGTTGGTCCTGCGCTGCTCTATCAGGAAAATCTTGACTATATTATTAAGAATAAAGATTGGCTGAGGAAAACGGAAAAGCAGGCTAATGTTATCTCTAAGTTACAAGAACTTGGTTATGTAGGCTACGAAGCTAATCAATTAGGTGTTAGCTATGCTTTAAATCGCTGGAACGACATTTCAAGTAGCGTCTATAGATCTGAAGAACGGAAGTGGGCATATATAGCCAATGAACAAATAAAGAAAAACAAAGATGACATTGATCAAACATTTAGCAAATATATATCTGCTGTTCGAGATTACAAAAACGAACTAAATCCTCGCTCTAAAGAACAGCGTCGTGTTATCAATGAGATTAATTCAATCCTTGGTGATATGCGCGTCACTCCAATACAAGTTAAACCTAAAGCTGCGCCCCCCACCACTCCCACCACGGAGACCACAAGTGAACCTATATCAACCCGTGCTGGAGAAGTTGACGTTGGAGCAGCTCCAAGAGGCGCTGCACTGCCTGTACAACGAGGAGCCCCCGCAGGACAAGAAGCTGCAAGACCTGAAGGTGCAGGAGTGGAGCCTGCTCGCGGTGTTGCTGAGCGGGTTGATGAGAGAGAAGGAGCGGGAACAGCTGCACTAGAGCCTCAACAGCAGCAGCTGTTTTTCAGCATTGCCCAACTCAACGAGAACGCTCCTGTTCTGTCGGAGCAGGCGGGCGAACGCGCCCCGTCGTTGCGTGTTGAGTTGAGGAAGGCCAAGCGGGATTACGACGATGGTGTATTGACCGGCGATCAGTTGGCTGAGACCACGGGTAATCTGCTGCTCAAGACCCAGAAGCAGCGCATCGTTCAGCCGCGCAAGCGTGGTGCGGACTACATCCGCGAGCGGCTCATGAATGCCCGACGCAACGGCTTTATATCGAAAGAAGGCATAGATCTTGCCGAGTGGTTCATACGGCAGAACCCGTTGCTTGTTGCAGACTTGGGCATCTCAATCCGTAACCAACCCAAGGAAATGGAGGGCACGGCAGGTTTTTATAACGACATCAGCCGCGTCATCAATTTGTTCAAGGGTGCGGGGGATAGTCAAACCGCTACCCACGAGATCCTGCACCATCTTGAACGGTTGATGCCTGCCAATATCCGCTCGGGTATCCTCAAGGCATACGTCAAGCAGCTGACCAAAGCAAAGAAGAACGCGAAGACCGATGCTGAAAAAACCTTCTTCAGCGCCATCACGAACTACCACTATTTTACAAGCGAAGCTAAGAACGCCGAATATAAAAAAGCGGGCGCAGCGCTTTATGGTATGGCCTTGGACGCCATTCAGAAGGGCAAAGTTCCCAAGTCGTTCTATCAGTACGTCAACCCGTCTGAGTTCTGGGCAGTCAACGGTGCTCGGATCGTGCAAGGGCGTTACGGTATCCCGCCGGGCATTGTCGGCCAGATCAAGCGTTGGCTTCGTGACTTCCTTGAGAAGGTTAAGGACGTCTTTGGCCTGAAGTCTGACGCGGCTATCATCCGTGCGTTGGACAGCCTCGCCAAGGCAGATGGCAAGTATCAAACTGATCGGATGCTTGTGGAAGTTCCCGGCTACCGGTCTGTTGAACCTATCAAGACGGGCAAGCCCAAGAAGCCCAAGCCCACGAAGCCCAAGAAGAGCCTTGGTGAGCTTCGCCGGGAAGCTAGCGCCAAGATGATGCAGCCGGGCGTCATTCGGCAGGTCATCAACAAACTGACTTCGCCTGAGACCAACTACGAAACAGTTGCTAAAAACTTCCAGAACGTTAATCGCAAGGTCAAGAAGATTCAGAACGATCTGAAGGCGATAGGCAAGCTCGTGTATGTTGGGGATGACAAGAACAACATTGATGATCAGCTTAGCGCCGCAGCTAATCGTGGGTCATACATCGTAGCAACGGAAGTTGAGCCAGTTGCCAAGCGGCTGCGCGAGTCTTTAGTGTCTTATGCCCGCGTGATGGAAGGCACTATCAAGGATGCGCTTGAGAAGGCGGATGGCTACCGTATTGCGCTGCACGAACAAGAGCGCCGCGAGACCAAGTACCTTCGCAACGTCCCGCTGAACAACACCACGAAAATGGAGTTCCTGCCGGGCGAGCCTGCTATGACAGCGGCGGATGCCCGTGCTGCATTGGAGACGCGCCGTAGCCTTGCCAAGGATAAAGAGCAAGCCGAAGCCATTCAGGGCATGATCCGGTATCTTGTTGCCAACTATACCGACCCGCTTGGCTATAGCCCGGTCAAGGCTCAGCTGGAAGCCAAGGGTAAAGAAGTACCGCTTGAGATGGCGACGGACTTTTATGACGACATCTACAACGTCATAGGCGCTGAGTATACGCAAGAAGAACTAGACGCTACTCGGGAAGAATACGAGGAGCTTGATGCCGAAACTAGGGCTGCCGTGGATCAGGTCTTTGCGGACCTTGATGCGCTGCATGAACTTAACAAGAACCTGAACCGCCGAGCTAACTACTGGACGGACAAGGTAGATCGCGTCGTCGAGTCTTACGGGTGGAAATACTATGCTCCGTTCAAGGGCAACCCGAGGGCTGACAAGACCCTTGACACTGACACCGAGTACCTGAGCGGCGAGTTGTCTGAGGCACCGCAGTCCTTCGAGGGACGCCGTACAGAGTTTGACAGCCCGATACTGCAGAGCATCGCGGAGTCTTACTTCGCCGCCAGCCGAGCGGGGCGCGGTACAGACGTAACTCAAACGATTAAGAACCTGACCAAACTTGGTGTTATCAAGACCAAGAACAAGCGCCCTGTGGTCTTCTCGTTTGAAGAGCGTAACGCGCCTGATTTTGACTACAGCCAAGTGCAGGGCCGCGACAAGGTACTGCACTACAACGAGGACGGCTCGGTCGAGGTCTTCAAGATCGAGAATCCTGACGTGCTTGAGGCTATCAAGACGCCGTTCAAGGAGATGAATCTGGCGGTCAAGATCGGTAACAATCTGACGAGCCTCTTTGGGCAGCTGCACACCCGCTACAACCCGGCGTTCCCGCCGATGGACTTTATCCGTAACAGCATCACGAACGCGGGGTTGATCAGCGCCCGCGAGGGTGGCAAGGAGGCTCGGGAGTACCTGACTGCAGTGGCGGCTAATGTAGCCCGCAACGGCTTGTGGAAATCGGGTAAGTTGTCGTTCCTGCTGTCAAATAACAAGAACGAAGAGTTGGACAAGTTGGCTAAAGAAAGCCCGTTCTACCGTGACGCTTTGGAGATGATGAAGTACGGCGGTCGTACGATGTATCGCATGTCGTTCAACATCAGCGACACGATGGAGGAGCTGAAAGCACAGGTCGGCCCCAAGAAGATCATCAACGACCCCAGCTTGTTCACGCGGTTGGTTGATGCCTATAACGACGCATTTGAATTGACAAGCCGCGTCGCCGCTTACACTGTCCGCAAAAACCAGAACATCGCTGAAGCCAAGAACAAGGGGCTGAACGTCAACGACCCCAAGGTCATGGAGGACATCAACAAAGAAGCTGCTGCGTTTGCGCTGAGCCTGATGGACTTCCGCAAGATCGGTAAGTATGGGCGTGAGATGGGTGCTTGGTTCATGTTCATCCGCCCTGCGGCTACTGGCGCAGTGGACGCGATTGATGCTCTGCGTCCGGGCTTTACCACGCCCCAGAAAGCCTTTGCTCGGCTTGAGCCAGAAGTACAAGAGCTGTTTGAAGCTCAGGGCTTAGCGCAAGAGATCGAGCGTATCAAGGGCAACAAGCGGCCTGACAAAAAGAAGATCGCTGCATTGGAGCAGGAGATCGTTGACCGGGAAAAGGCTTTTGATGCGTTTGAAAAGCGCCAGTTGACCCGCGCCAAGACCGCCCGTAATACTGCTATGTTCACGGTAGCGATGGGTGCGGCGCTTTATGGTATGGCCGCAGCTGTTGCAGGCGATGACGACGAGGGGCGCAACCGGGTCACGACGGATGATATGTCCCGATGGACGCGGTATCTGCGTATGCCCGTGATCGGCGATAAAGGGTTCTTCCAGATCCCGTGGGGCTTTGGCGTCAGTGCTTTGGCATCAGCCGGGGCTCAGGTTGCGGCATTAGCAAACGGACAATCATCCTTTAAAGACTTTGCGGGCAACATGGTCGAGATCGGCATGGACTCGTTCCTGCCTATTCCTACCTCGCGTATCAGCCCGTTTGAAAGCGCCGAGAACTTCGGTGCGTGGTTGCTTGATAGTGCCGCGCCGTCTGTGGCACGACCATGGGTTGAGCTTGTCCTGAACGTCGATGCGATGGGTAACCCTATCTACAACTCCCGTGCAGGCAAGTATGCGGATGCCTTCTCAGGCAGCACGCGGCCTTCTGAAATCCATCGTGAAATTTCGGAGTTAATCTTTAATACTACAGATGGAGAAGTTAGTATTTCGCCGGACACTATTGCGTTCCTCCTGAACAATTACGCTGATGCCCCGAATCATCTGGCGGAGAACAGTTTTAATCTGTCTCTTACTTTGATGGGCGACAAGAACTTCGATGCCAAGAAGGACACGTTTCTCCTGCGCAGCTTCATTGGGCGCAACTCCAACTACGATGCCCGCCAGTTTGCAGAGGCAGAGAAGGGCATCAAGAAGCTCTCACAGCAGCTCAAGACGTTCGAGGATCTGGGCACACCGGAGCAAGTTAACAAGTTCTACCGTAAGAACCCGAACGCCGACATCCTTGTAGACACTTACAACAAGGGCCGGGGACAGCTCAGCAAATTGCAGGCTGAGCGCAAGCAGATCCTGTTGGACAGGAGCCTGACCCCGAAGCAGCGCGAAGACTTCGTACAGAGCGTCCAGATAGAGATAAACTACCTCAAGAAGCTCTTGGTCGAAGACTTCAAGGCTTACAGCGACAACTAACGCATCCGCCAGCAACGTACGCCAAGCAGACCGTCCTTGGTCATTGCGTACGACTTCACCTTTATACCGGCTACTTTGGCCCGTGTATCGAGGATGTAGCTCATCTCGGCTGGCTTAAGCGTAGGGATAAAGAAGCTGTCCCCTACTTCCATAGCCTCGAACGGAAGCCACCACTCAGGCTCCGTCATCTTTAGGTTTGTCATAGAAGTCATCAGGCAGATCGGTGTTGAAGACGTAGCAGGATACGGCAGACTGATGCGTGCCTTGCTTCCATCCTGTCGTCAACCGCTGACGGCGCACTTCCTTGAGGATGCCTTGTTTGGTCCAAGCCTTCTCAGCAGCAACGGCGCTGATCTGTAGCCCCGGCTGTGCCAAGTATTTCTGGAACTCAGTTTTACTGACGTACTGCAATCCAGTATGCACCTCAATGCGGCCCACGATAGCGGTGCGTGGCTCGCTAATCACTCGGGCGTCGTTAAAGATCAAGAACCCTGTGTGGTACTTGTTGAAGAAGTCAGCAACAAGCCCCTTGTAATCGGTCTCGTTGAGCGTAAAGACTTGCTTCTTTATGTCAACCATCGTCTTGATGACGACCTTGTACACCCGCTCGATGTCTATGTTGATGATACCCGCTTCGACCGCAAGTTGGCCGCCTGCAAAGCAACACGCGATGACGTTCTCGTAAAAACGGTAGGCCGCGCTCATGCCGTAGTCTTCCCGGAACCGCTCAACCCACTTGTCGATCAGCAGCCGGACCTCTGTCTCGCCCTTCGTGTAGATATGGCGGATGAACATCGGACCGGCGTGGCCATAGTTGAACCTAAACGGATCCACAATACGCTTACTCAGCTTCGGATCGTCGATAAATGCCTGTGGCATCTCAAGCCGGAACTCAATCGTGCGGGCAATCTCACCATCAGGGCTCTTCTTAACCTGCTTCAACTTGTCGTAGAGAGACTGATTGGTGGTCATGACAGAGATCAGCGATGCGCCCATCTCGATCTCGCGCTCGGCGTTGACCGATGACTGCATGCGTGCCTTGGCCCGGCCTTGTGAGATGCGGTGAATTAGCCGCGAAAGGATCTCGCTGTCGATGTTGGACACCTCGTCCAACCCAAAGAGCAGGTTCTTGAGGGCAAGATACCTACCGGTCAGCGCGTTGTCCGTGGCTGAACCGTCCGCCAAGCTGATGTAGTAGGGGTCACAAAACACGCTAAGCCCGGCGTACATGGAGCCCGTCTTGCCAACGCCCGTTTCAGGACTCATGAAGCAGATGACCGCGCCCGGCGTGGATGTCATGCGCATCAAGGGCGAGCCAAATCCTGCCAGAAGGCCAAGCGCATGAAGCTCAAGGCTCGGTGTGTTGAGCGCATTGGCCGACTCCTGCCACTTCTCTAGCGTGCCGGTGGGCCGGAAGAGCTTGGACACGTTCTTGACCAACGGCGATGTCGCCGCCGTACGTTCTTCGCCGTCCCGCTGTATCTCCAAGGTGCCCGTTATGAACGCCTCGTGGTTTTCTGTCCAACCCATTTGCATACGTATGATCTCCGCTGACTTGATGTTCTGTAAAAATTCGTTCCACTTACGCAGGTACTCCGAGACGAACTTAGCCATCTCGGGTGGGAAGTTGATGCTGTTAGACGACAGTATCTCCTTCATCTTGTCGTATGCGTAGGCATACTTCATCGGGAACAAGAACTCCTTTGTGGGGTCCTTGGGCATGATGTAACGCAGCAGCATGCTCTCGCCATCAGTCGGACTGTGCATCCGCTTGATGGGGAAGAAGTCATTTGCAATCAACTGAAAGGGACGCGGCTGTTCGACGTTCCCCTCTTCGTCTACTTCGGCCTTTGGCTTGTACCAAACTCCTCCGTTGGCTCCTCGTACATAGGGACTGATCGAGACAGGAAATAGCGGAACTTCTTCGGGATTCTCAGCGATCCGAACTGCGTCCTCTTCACTAATCGTCTCGGTTGACGGGGCTTCCTTGAGCTGTCGTCCAAGCTGGATGGGTCCGGACTTGCCGAACTTGCCTTTGAATACGCATCCGTTGCATCCTGCAGGGTTGAGTTCTTCAAACTTGCTGCATCCGTAGGCCCACTCTGCGTTAAGGGTTTCATTAGCCTTAGCCTCTGTTGCTGCCGGGGTGTACCCCGGATGTTTTTGTGACATCAAATGGATGGCTTCCTTGCCATCCACACAACGCACCGCGACGGACAGCCCTGCCCGCCACAACGGTTCTTCCAACGTGGCCTGATTGGTCACGATGTTATTGATCTGGCCGCATCCCTGCCCCGTCAAACTCTTGACGACGATATCGTTAAAGACATACTCGAAGTTGTCGGGCTTGGCGGGCAGGTCAGGTTCAATCGACGCAAGGATCTCCTCGATAGACGGAGGGATCACGCCCAAGAAATCTTGTATCTGATGAAAGCTGTACTGCCCAAACTCACTGTCAAGCAGCTTCGTTTCACGCGGCAGATCGGTCTTGTAGTTCAGGGTCTCGGGGCAGCGAAGGACGCGTGCGGCGTCCGCCGTGACCGCCATGTCGATCTTGATATGATCGGCGCAAAACTTTTTGAATTTATCTGCGTATCGCTTCCACTCATCAATCGGGATGTCTTGGTCAAGCAACCAATACGCATGGATGCCGCCGCCCGAATCTACACGGACAGGCGGGGCAAACTTAGATATCGTGATGAAGTCATCCAATGCAGCAAGAGCAGCCTCTTTGCTGTTGTACTTCTTCGGATTGTCCGGATCCACATCAAGGTCGATGAACAAAGACCTTGAGTACAGTGCGTTGTCCGCTTTGCGGCTGAAGTTTTTGAACGTACTCATCGCAACGAATACGTTCTGCTCCTGTGACTTCAGCTCATCAACAATCTCTAACAGCTCTTCGAGCGTTTCAGCAAACCGGTTCTGAGCGCGGCCCTCTTTGATGCCGGTTGCACAGTAAACGCCCTGCGATGGCAATGCCTTTCTGTAAAATTGTTCTAACATTTCAAATCTCGCAGAGACAAAAAAAGCGGGGGGCGGACCCCCCGCCAAATCACAAGACTCAAATCAAATCTTTACCCCTATCATGCTTTCTATGTACGCCTTGGCGTCGATGACAGTTTGAGCGGGCAAGTAACCTGACTTCATGTCTTGTCGTACTAGATCCATGAATACCTCGATGGTCTTACGCTTGCCCTCGCGTATGCCACCCCCTCGGAACCAGTTGTATACGCTGATACGTGAAGTCTCCAACGCTTTAGCAACATAGGCCGCCGGAAGGTTAGCCTCCACACAGAGTCTGCCAAGCTGCACACCCAACATCGTCGGGTCTGCCTTCTGCAGATTTAGTAGGAATTTTTGACTGTATGGACGAGCCACGGGCTACCTCACTTCTTGGTCCATTCCTTGAGGACATCCGACACGTCAGCCGTAGCCGCCGCCGGAGCCTTCTTCCTGACCACTACGGGTTCAGCCGGAGTCTGTGCCACAGCCTGTGACGGGGCCTGCGCCGGAGCATCGGCTTCGTCCAACTGATACACCGTGAGCTTCACCGCGTTCTCAGCAGCGGGCTTCTTGCCCTGTTCCTGCACGATAGCGATCACTTCGGGCGGCACTGCTGACGCAGGCGAGAACAGAACGCGTGGAGCCGTAGCCTTCGTGTCAAACTGCATGCGGCTGACCACGTTACCGAGGCTGATGTTGTGGTTGCCCAACATACGACCGTACGCCTTGAATGGCCAACGACCGTTCTCTTCCTCGCCAAACGACGACGTAGCAGGGAGGACCAACTGCATGACATCGCCGCTCGGATCTTGCGGCAGGACAACAGCGGTGCGCCACGACAACCGACAAGCCGCGCCCGTGCCACTCGGTCCCGAGCCTTTCACGGACCACTGACAGGTCTCGCACTTGGACGACTGCGGGTTCTTGACCTCCGGGCTAGGGATCTTGCTGTCGCTCGACCAACAGGTCGGGCTGATCTTCTCGCCTTCCTTGTATGCGCCGGTATAGTAAGTGCGGCTCGGGGTCTCGGACCACTTCACGAAGATCACGTTCATGTGACGGTCTTCGATGGCCCCGATCTCCTTACCGCCCACCATCTTGCGGAACACGCCACCTTTGATCGAGATGCGTTTGTTGGTGTTGCCGCTGCCGCCCATCAAGGCACGGGTTGCGTCATCTACTCCAAGCTGAATGCCCGCGAGTTCGGTCTTGATATTGTTGATAATATCGTTGCTCATAAAACTAACTCCTAGTTACTGGCCTTTCTGACTGTGATGCCGTACTCGCGCATCACGCTAACACCGGGCGGCAGACCATCGCTTTCATTGTCAGCCATGAACTGCTTAAAGTTGCCCTGATGAATCCGTTTCTCAAGAAGTTCAAGTGCCTCGTTATCGAACACGAACTTCCTGAAGTTATCCCAATCTTGGCAGAAGTACCGCTCGTTAAGCTTCCGCATGACGGTCCCGTTCGTTGTACGGATGCTGTCTGCGCTGATGGTATTGCACACGTCGAGCAACACCGCCTCAAGCTTGGCCAAGTCCTCCTTCAGCTTCGCGTCTTTGGCTTCGTACTCACGCAAGATCTTGTCTCGCTCCGTACGGATCGCCAAGTAAGCGTTGACTACCTCTTCTGTATTGACGTTACTCATAAGCTTCATCCAACTCCTGTTTGTACAGATCAACTAGTTTTTGATGGTTATCGACTTTGCCCTGAAGCATCCGGTACATCTTCCGTTCTACTTCCGAGCCTTGCAAATGCACGACGGTCATGTTGTTCTTCTGTCCAACACGGTCGATGCGTGCGATGCACTGCAGGTACGTCTCTACACTCATTACGGGGGACCAAAAGACTACCGTGTCCGCTGCCGTCAGCGTGATGCCGTGTGCAGCCGATTGCGGTTGAACAACCAAGACGCGGGGGGACTCTTGTGTCTGGAACCGGTCGATGATCTGCGACCGTTCACGAGCGGAGACTGAACCTTGTATGACTTCACAACTGATATGCTCACTGTTTAGGAACTTGGTGACTACACCGATAGTGTGCAGGTACGACACGAATACTACAACCTTGTTTAACGTTTCGTCTAGTGCTTCCTTCAAGGCATTCAGCCGAGGGGATACGTCGAGCTCCAAGGTCTGCCCGCCGTCCGTGTACACGGCACCGCCGCTGATCTGAAGCAGCTTGTTGAGGGCAGAGGCTGCATTGACTGCACTGATCTGCTCGCCTGCGGTCTCGATCAATAGCTGTGATTTCAAATGCTTATAGAGCGCCTGCACCTGTGGCGTGAGGGCAACGTCGCGTGTCTGATATACGACAGGCGGCAGGTCAAGGCAGTCTTTTTTGGTGTAGCGGATGGCAGGCTGCAGCGCCTCATGCACAACTTCCTGTGCGCGTAGTCTAGGGAGCCAACGAAACCGGCTAGCCTGATACATCACGCGGTCCCGCCATGCGCCCGTAAATTTTGGGACCCGCTGCGGACTGACCAATTTAGCTAGTCCAAACGCATCCACAGGGGACTGCGCCGCAGGGGTGCCGGTCATCATCCACAGCCGGGTGCTCGGTTGAAGCAGTTTGGCTAGCGTCTTCCAACGTTTAGTCGTTGCGGACTTGTAGGCGTTGGCCTCGTCTACGATGATCAGATCGAACTTGCCGTGCAGTTCGTTTGCAACCGTGCTCACGCCGTCGAAGTTGATGGCGACAAAATCGTAGTCGTTGTTGATCACCTTGACGCGCTTCGACACGGAGCCGTGAGCGATACCGCACGTTCTATGCATCGCAGTTTTGAAGATGTCGTCCTGCCAAGCCGAGTACATGATCGACAAAGGGCAGATGACAAGCACACGCTTGATAAGGCCGATCTCCATCAAGTAATCCGCAGCCCAAATGGCGGCAGAAGTCTTGCCTGTGCCTGCCTCGTTAAAGCAGAACGCCCGTTGCCTGAGCGACAGGAACGACGCCGTGTCTCGTTGGTGCTCGAAAGGCTTGTGTATACCGGGCCACGTGTAGTCACGCAGCATCGGAGATGGCACGCTAGGTACGTCTAACTTCGGACCCTCTGCATCGAGGAACGCCGCGAGCGTTGCCGCTTCGTTATACCCCCAGTACAGTAGGATGTCTTTCCAATCGCCGCGACTTTCGACGAGCTGACTCTTCTCAACTACGCCAAGCGTCATATCGGCCACCCTTGCGGGGAGCATGGCACGGATCGCTGTGTTGTCTATCACTTGCATAACTGGTTCTCACTATGTAAGGCCCGTCTCGTGGGCTAGACGGCGTAGGCTCAGCCGGAGAAAACGAGGTGTTTAGGCCGCCCTACGCTGACATGGTTAGTGCTTCTATCATTCAGCACGGGGAGGAGGTAAAAGCCCCCTATCCTGTACACTCATGCCTTGTACGGATCATCATCTTTCCTTGTAAAACTCGCAGCTGTTTACCGGGCACCATCCGCAGAGCGGCGTAGCCCGAGCGGGCCAAGAGTCATTAATGAATGACAGCTCAAGCCGCTTCAGTGTCGGAGCAAATGCTTGCCACAGTTTCGGGATGTCTTCTCGTTCATACTCTTCAGACACGAATGAATTGTGTGCGACGAACAGCAGCCCCGCTTTGATGTGCTCTACTTCGGGGAAGTGCATGAACGTCATCAGCGCCATCAGCTTCAGCTGCTTTGGGTCCGGGTACCGGTTGCTCCCGGTCTTGTAGTCCACGATGTATGCCTGCGTGCCGTCAACCACAAGCAAGTCCACGATGCCCCGAACCCAATAGTCCGGCGCGTCAAACTCACACGGCACCTTCTCTGCAGTCAGCGCCATCTTGTATTCAGGGTACTGAGTGCCCGGCGTCTCGCGCAGCACGTCAAGCATAGGCTTGAACCGTTCGTAGTTCTTCGCAAGCGGCGTGCCGTCCTTGACGTAATCCTCGCAAGCTTTGTGGACAGCCGTGCCGTACAGCATCTGCTCCGTAACTTTCTTCACAAAGTTCCGCCGGATCTTGACTTCATAGTACTGCTTAGGGCAGTTGTCAAAGTCTTTAAGACCACTGAATGACCACTTGATCGTCATAGTTTTACCTCTGTGAACTCGCTGATAGGTATGTGCATCACCGGCTCAAAGTCACCGTTCTGCCCGCGAGAGTTGCCTCCCATCAACAGTCCCCGTACGATCTACCATACTTCGCTTCGCACGCTACAGGCAGGCCCGGTGCCCACTCAGGAGGTGCGGACATGACCCCAATCATCAACTTCATCGCTTGTTCCAACTCGTCCTGCGGGGTTACAACTACAGCCGCGTCATGCACGGTCAGTACCGGACGCAGCCCTTGCTTCGCCAACTCTATCATTTGTTGACCGACAATGATCCGGGCAAGTGCCTGCACGATGTTCTCCACGACGGCTCCGCCCCACAATGATTGGACCCCTTTGCGCGAGGTGTAGATAAAGCCCTTCTCGCCGCGCTGCAGTTTCGGATACTTGATGTACAGACCATTCGGCAAGCGCAGACCGTTCGGTGTGACCCATACAGCCTCATGCTGTCCCAAGGAGTACTCACGGGTACCCGGCGGCCACGACATCAGATGGTTAAGTGCTAACTCACACTCGCGCCAGAGCGCAGGGATCTTGTCGTTCTCCTGCCGGTAAAGATCGACAATGCGTTTGCATTCGTCCTCGCTCAGGTCAGCGCCGGGGGGCTGCGTCTTGAGGGTATGCTGCAACTTCTTTGCCCCGGTGCCGTACCCAAGTCCAAGGATGCAAGTCTTACCGACAAAGCGTTCGACCGGATTGGCCTTGCTGATAGGCTTCTTATAGATCTTGGATGCAAAGATCGAGTACACATCTTCGCCATTCGCAAATTGCGAAACAACTTCATCCTGTCCGGCAAGCCACGCCAAGACACGCGCCTCGATCTGGCTGCTGTCGCAGTTGATTATGTAGTGCCCAAGCGGTGCAAGCAGCGCGTTCTTAAGCGCCTTCTTGTTCTTGTCCCGGCTCGGCAGGTTCTGAAGGTTCACGGAGTCCTGCCCTGACCAACGGCCTGTGTGTGCCCCGTAATACTTAAGCGGGATAGGCAGTCGCCCCTTGTTCCTAGCACCGATCCCAATGAACCGCTCGATACGCGACTCCTCGATGGTGGACTTAGTACCCAGACGGACAGCGCATAGTTGTTGGATAAGTGGATTATCGTGTTCCGATAACTCGATGAACGCCTCGTCGTTCTTGGCAAGGGCGAACGTCTCCTTACCTGTCGTCAGGCTGACCTTCTTAGGCGGGGTGACACCGTGCTTCTCAAGTTCAGCGGCAAACTGAGGGTTGCTTGCAAGCCGCGCACGGACTTCCTCGACGGTCGTGACACCCATCGCGTCCATCAGGCCACTGAGTAATTCCTTCTTCTGCGCCCTGACCTGCTCCAGTCGGTCAACCAAGAGGGCATCGTCCACGTGGAGTATGGGTTGGGTATACATCCGCAGCGTCATGTCAATCAGCTTAAGTTCATCGTTCGGGAAGTGCCCTGACAGCAGGGAGCCAAACAACTTAAAGGTAAGGTCTACGTCATTGACGCAGTAACGCCCGTAGGCTGCGAGTTGTTCAGGAGTGAAGTCTGCCTGTCGCTTGCCCAGAGCATCGACCACCTCGGTACCCTTCACGCCTAGGTTGTACCGCTCAGCCAAAGCCTTGAGTGAGCCACCTGCATCAACGCCATGAATCGCTCGTGCCATGCACAGCGTGTCGTAATACATCGCCGGAACAATCCCGTACTTCCACGCAAGGATCGCGCCATCGAACATCATGTTGTGACAGAGCAGGGCTGAGTTGCCCCAGTCAAGCATGGCAAATTCTTCTGCGATGTTCTCCGTGACCCACTTGGTCGGGTTGTCATCGACCTTGATGCCAACACCAATCACCTCAAAGCGCGGGTCGTTCAGGTACTCCTCGTTGGTCTGAGTACGAAACCCAAGGTCGTTGGCATAGTACGTCTCGAAATCAAGCGTGATAAAACTCATGGCAATGCCTCTACAGAATAAGATTGCGAGGGCGACTTCCATCCCTTCGGCACTTCGTTACTTATCCAAGACGGGTCAGTCCACAGCAATCTGTTGTTCGGGTATGCGATCCAGTGCCCACTGTCTAGCGCGATGATGTGATGGTCCTTGCTTTGGTCGCTGACTTCTGACCAACCGCCGTTAGCCCAGAACGCTGTAAACAGGTACACGCCGGGGCGCTGTATGCCATCACGCCCAATCGCTTTGACACGATGGTTACGCAAAAACTGGACCTCGCGTACTTCGCAAAACCTGCTGAATGAATCCCACCAACACGCGATCTTTAAGTCCATGGCATCACAAGGTTTGCTGCACAGCGCATGTATAGGAATACGCGCCCATTGAGCGCCGGATGAAGTCATAAGTTGAAACATAGGTACACGCATAGGCTCTGCACGAAAGCCAAACACGGTCACTTCAGTGAAGTCTCCCTGACCACTCTGCTTGTCATACAAGAATTCATCACGGACATAGGCCGGTGTATACGGTGTGTCTACCCAAAAACTCATACTGCCTCCTTCGGTTTGTTCATGCTGTGCAGCCATCCCTTGGGAGTCAGCGTATACCCTGCGGCTTTCAACTCTTCTTCAGTGCGGCACCGACCACCTATCAGGCGATGCAGCCTTATGGACTCAGGACTAGCAAACAAATGCCAACACTCGCTACACCTTCTTTCGCGTTTTTGTTTCACTCTTCAACCTCTGGTTCTCTGCACGTAGCCGCTTAATCTCGTCATGGCACGCCCAAAGCACGCTGCCTACGGTCAAGAACTTGAACTCGGTCGTGGTCCCGGAGTTGTTGATCTCACCCGGTAACTCACGGATCAAGTCAAGGATGTCTTCTTCAGTGCCCACTGTCTTCCCCACCTTTTACTGTTTTAATCATGCTCCAATACCAACTCTTTAAGTTCTCGTATTCGTTTGGATCTCTCGCCAAAACCTCGGCGAGACGCTTCTTCAGCGTGGCCACCAACTGCTCGAATCCTACGAAGAGCCTTGCCTTCAATCTGCCGAACGCGCTCACGATGTACACCTAACTTTAGACCTATCTCTTCCAAGGTACGTCCGGGAGAACCGTCAAACCCGAAACGCATCTCCAACACTTCTCGTTGTCGCGGAGACAATACATCAAGAATTTCGCTGTTCAACAGTTTTGTAACTTGCTCTTCGGCAATCTCACGCACCGCGCTGTTGTCCTGTAAATCTTCAAGTCTGTCGTCTTGCACATACTGTTCCGCAATCGCCAGCATCTCGCTTTCAGTCACATCCCTGCTGCTGGTGTTCTTGCCAAGCGTGAGCACTTTCTGCCGCTCGTTGAACAAGTCGTCCGGCAACACATTTAACGTATCTGCCAGATCAAGCACCGTCTTGCGCCACTTACCGTTCTTGGTGAGCGGGGACTGCTTCATGTTCACGAGATTGAATGTGGGCGTAATCTGCAACCCATTCAACTTGCACATCTGAAGCACTGAACGATACCCCGCCGCTTCAACAGCCCTACGAATGCGAGCGTTCGACACCGAAATCTTTACTCTATAGTCACTCATGTTCGTCTCCTCCTATAACAAAGATCGGCGTGTACTCACCGACATATGAGCCGACCACGTTGTACTCCATCCACTCGATAGCCTCTTCGTGCGTCATCTCTTCGCGTGTCATCAGTATCTCTACGCACTTTTTGTAGTCGTAAACGGCTAGCAGTTTGGTGTGTTGCCACCCAAGACCGATCAATGCGTCCTCAAAGCCGTCAGCGTACAGCGTGTTCGGGTCAAGTGGTTCGTCGGTCATTTGCTCCCCCTTGCCCGGATGGCGGCGGCGCATCTATCCCCATCGGCGTGTGTCCAACCATCGCACAACTTCGCACACGCCTCACGCTCTCGCTCGGCAACCTGCCACTCCATCTCTTTAAGCAAGTCTTCAATGGTGTCGCCGTGGCCTGTAGCGAAAGCGCGAGAATTCATATATTCCACGACTTTCTGCTTCTCTGCTGTAGCAACGAGGGCGGCGAAGCGAACATTAAAGACTTCCAACCATCCGGGGTGATACTCGCCTTTTTGATAAATGGTATCAACGTAATCCTCCGCCTCCCGCGCCATCCTGATGATGTCCTCGCGTGTCATGTCTCGTCCTCCTTCATGATCCCGTGGAACCGCTCGGCGGCGCGGAAGCCGTCGCGAAAATCAAGCAGGTACTCATTGTCAACGACCGCACACTCGCCGCCCGCTTTGACAATCTGCTCATCCGTCGCAGGCTCCCGCTTGGCGTCCGGCTTCGGTGGTGCGAGGTACAGCGGCTCGGCGTCCTTGTGTCGTCTCTGCCAATCGCTGCCACTGCCGGAATCGATATACAGATATCCGTAGCCGTCGCCGTCATAGCGCATCGCAACAGGCTCGTTCAGCAGAGCCTCGTCCTCCTGCGCTTCAAGCGCGGCGTCAAGGGCGGCAATTTCACTGTGGAAGTCATACTCCCAATCAGTTTCCGTAACCGCACCGTGAACTAATTTCAACGCCTCCCGCACCTGCTCAACCACATCGCGGGGCAAAGTGATGTTGCTCATCGCTGCCTCTCCATCCGTTCCATCTCGCTGCTCAGGGCTTCCAAGTCAGCGCGAAGTCCTTCCAACTCCTTGGCGTACTTGTAGCACCGCTCACGCAGTTGACGAATCTCCCTGCGGTACTCATCCGGAGTGTGTGCCAGTTTGTCCCACTCATCGTCGAACAAATCAGGTTGATATTGAATGGTCATGGCTACGCTCCTGATGCCAATTTGACTGCGTACAGCGCAAAGACGATGAACGCCACGAGGATGATGCCCATCGTGATGCTCAAGAAGTTACTCATCTTGTCTGCGTCTTCCATCTGACGGCGCAGTTGGTTTAACTCGTAGTCCTTACGAAAGAGCAAATCTTTGAGGTGGCCGTTCTCTCGCACAAGGTCCCGTATCTGTTTGTTCAACCTGTCTTTGTTGTACTCACTCTTTACTTCGGTATCCATGTTCCACCTCCTTCTTCACTTGTTCGCGGACAAGCACGAGCAGCTTACACAGTACATGCGTCTGCGGTTTGTCTTTACCTGCACGCAAGAGCGAGTCGAACTCAGTCGCGTACATATCAACGATGTCCCACCGCAGCACCTCCAACTGACCATCGTCACCGATCTTGGCCCACACCGTCTCGGGGTTCGCTATAACCTTTGTATGTTCCTGCGGGATGATGAGATACGCATCATCGTCATCTTTGATCTCACTCATAGGTCACCTCTTTGGCTACGTTCATCCACTCTTTACCGTATTCAAGTTCAGTCCAGTCCTTGAACCACGGTCCACCTCGCGTGAAGTGCACCGCTTGCGGGTTCGGGCAGTCATCCTTGGTGTGCCACCCTTCCAAATAGTTATATGCAACCGGCAACTCACCGATGCATGCGTCCCACAAGAACCTGAACTGATGTAAGTACATACCGGACTCACGGTTCACGACCTCGGGGGTCAGCGCCTTCACGTGCAGGTGCTCACAGTTCCACAGAATCATGCTCGACCAATTCTTGCGCGGATACTGGTGCTGAAACTTGCCGTCCATCTTGGTGGCTTCCTTCGGCTTGTAGTCATGCTTGACTACAACTGCACCATAGTACGGGTTCATGTAGTCCTGCAGCGCAGCGACATCACCTCGCCACAAGAAGTCGCAGTCCATGAACACCGCCCACCCTTTGTACCCTGCAAGATGCGGCACCAAGAAGCGTGTGAAGGAGAACTCCGTGGACGAAAGCGGGTCATGCTCACGCCAGTACAAGTTCTTCTCACGCATCTCCTGCTGCTTGATGGGTTGGATGTCGAGCGGCACAGACGTGTGCTTCTCCAACGACCGCTTGCAGACTTGATACGCGATGTCCTCGCGGCTATCCCAACCGATGAAGATTTTCATCACGACACCTCAAACAACTGCTTACGCGCTGCGCCCTTGTAGTGCAGTATCTTCGCATCGTCGGTCTTGTGCTCGGGCAGACATCCGTAGATGGACTCAGGGAACGTCGCCACTTCGTTCGACTCAGCGTAGACACGCAGAGCCTCTTGGTCGCCGTACCACTTGCGGTACTTCGGGTCGAGCGTGTCGTAAACCGCTAACAAGTCCTCCCAGAACTTCGGGCCATCAGTCACCAAAGCACAGAAGACATACGGATACACTTGATCCATCGTCTTTCCCTTGTGCTCGTCAAAAACCAACCCGCGCAACTCTGTGTTGAACCCGCCGTCACAGTTGAACGACCTACGACAAACGGCAACCTCGGCATCGGCAAGCATCATCGCGGGGTCTATCTCGCCCTGCACAAGCATGTCCGTGTCCAAGAATATCGCCGGACCTTCCATCGCCAATCTAGCGTAAGCCTTGATCCGACCGTGGATTAGCTCGTCCCGGTCTATCTCAATCTCAAACCTGTCCGACACCCCCATGACATCCGGTGTATCTGTATCTGTACACATGACGATGTACGCGTTGGGGTTGTATCGCAGGACAGACTTGACCATCTTCTGCGGATGAGAGATGTCATCACCCACATGGAAGAACACAACGACCGGCGGTTCTACGTAGCCTCGACGGTGCATCACATACTCTAGTGCCTCCTTGACCTGCTTCAACTGCAAGTCCCACGGCGCGTTCATGTTCTCGCGCTGATATATCCGTACGCCGGGGTACCACAAACTCTGATTACCCGCACGGTTGTTCCAATACCACAGTTTGTTGGCATCAAGCAGCAAGACCTCCTTGCCCATCGCCCCTGCCAGATGCACCGTGGCGCAAGATGGCGAGATGATGACGTTACATATCTCCATGAGCGCAGCGACGTTCTCCAAGTCAAAGAACGTGTCGATATGTGTGGTGATGAGGCTCGGGTGAAAGTCCCGCCCTTCCTCTTGCGCCTGACCGTACTGCAGGTTGATGAACTTAACCCCCGGCTCATCAAGGATGTGCTTGAAGTCAGCCAAGGGGACAGACTTGTGTGGCCCGATGACAGGAGCGGTGCTCGTCCAAGACAGTCCAACAACGACATCGTCCTCTCCCAACCCATACTCTTTACGCAACCTCGCCACGCGCTCAGGGTCGGCCTTGACGTAGGAATGCCCCCATGTGTAAGTCGAGATATCCCCGACTGAGTTAATGAAGTATTTACCCAGTGAGGCTATGGGGATATGCGAGTCATGCTCGGACATCTTTACACGAGAGTTGTGCGTCAAGAACTTGACGTTGTCGGCTTTGCACCCCCGCTGCAACAGGTTCGTCAGGCGCAGGTCTACCATGACCGTGACCTCATCCACTTCCTTGGCAAGAGCCTCGATGAGCGATGCATAGAGCAGTTGATCCCCGATGCCTTGTTCACACCAGATGAGCGGTCGCTTCAAGCCCTTGCCACGCTCCCACTGAGGGTGCTTGGTGTGCAGCTTCGGAGACTTGAACGTCTTGCTCTGCCACCGTCGCTCGTAGCCCTGCCAACCCTTCTTGAAGTCACCCATCTGCAGCGAGAGCAGACCCATCGTCCACGCCGCATCTGCATTGTTCGGCTCAAGGTTGACGGCGATCTCAAAGTGCTGCCGTGCCGACTGCCAACGGTGCATCTCCCAGTGGCAACGACCGATCTGTAGCTCAGCTGCTGTAAGAACTGGAAGTACATTGTGGATGTTACTAAGCAGACCTATGGCCTCGTCATACCGACCTGTGTTGGCGGCATCGAGTCCTCGCTTGTAGATGTCCTGAGCGAACTCAGGCAGCGTGCGTTGTTTCGTTTCTTCGCTCACCAGTAGTTCCCCCCTCGTCCGATACTGCCCCGACTGCACCGCCAATTAGGTGGCGGCACCCGGCTCCATGCGTAGTGAGCCTCGTACTCACGACGCTTCCACCAGTTGATCAATGCACGGATCATACGGCCTCCTGTGCTACGACTTGTAGCAGGGACAACGGGATGGACATAGCAGTCTTCCCGCCATAATGGCGCGGATAGATGAGCACACGCCCCGGTGACTCCAACATCATCGCGTTGGCGACACCCTTCTCGATACCCTCAAAGTCATCAAGCACAAAGACCGTGTGCGGAGCCAAGATTTTGTTGAGCGGCTCTTCATCCTGCTGACTCAAGCGACCGTCGAGATAGACCAGATCGACCTTCAATCCTTCCTCTGCCATGTCAGCAAACATTTCATGAGAAGGTGTGTGAAAATACTGCTCAATCAGTTTGGCTTGTTCTGGATACAGAGCAAGATCAATCCTATTTGATACGTCACACGTGCGAATCTGCGCGGTAGTTCCTGTCGCCAAATCCATCACCAAAGTAGATACACCAATGAATGTACCTACCTCGGCAATGACCTCGGGCTGAAAGAACTTGACTATCTTGTACAAGTCCCCCGCATCGTTCTCACCCAACGACCCTGTGTTGTAGTCAGCCTGTTCCCTGAGATGTTGCTGCCCCTGCACGATGTCTTGGATTTTGCTCCAGTCCATCTCAACCTTCTCGTCGATGATTTGCCAGACTATCTCGCTCAAGCGACGGCGACTTAACTGGATGGGGCGTATCATGGCTTCGGCAGCTCCTCTCCCAACAAATACAAAATGTCTGAGATGATACTGACGTATACCTGTGCTTTATCAGGGTCATTGCTCACGCAATTAGCGTGTGCTTTATCAGCAGCAACGCGCAGCGCGTAGTTAAGACTGCTCTTAACCTGACCTTTTATATTAGGATCAACCTGTGATGACTCCATTTCCTTTGGAGGCCACTCCGACATCTTCATGTTTAGACTCAAATTGAAAGCCGCCAATACTTGTTTTATCTCATCTAAAGACTTCTTACCCAAGTTTGGGATCAATAACAATTCTCTTTCAGTTCGCTGTACAAGATCTCCAACGTACTTAATTTTTTCTCCCACCAAACAATTTGTAGTGCGGAACGTGAGGTAAAGTTCGTCTACGGGAGCAAGCAGAATATCCTTATGTTTGTCTTGTAAATCTTTTACTAAAGAATTCATGCGCCCTTCCTCGCGTCGATCTCGCGCTTCAGGTACCACGCAGCCTTCTCCAAGTCCTGCACGGGATCGGAGTCCTTCTTACCCGCACGACTCACATACTTCACCACGTTGCCCAGACGATAGTTCAAATCTTTGGACTCGATGAAGTCGATGGTCTCGATGCCACCGGCCTTGTAGTGCTCAGGGTGATTCACGGGGTCGGTCTTGGAACAGTCGAGCAGCGCGGTGATTTCACGTGCGTACTGCTTATTACTGATGCCAAGCTTCTTGGCAAGCTCAACTTGAGTCGGTGTCAGGCGGGCCTGTCTCTTATTGGACTTCGAGCCAAACTTCGCGTCCACCTTGTCCCAATACTCGTCGGACGTCGGGTCAATCCCGTCATTCAAAAGTTCATCGTGATAGGCAAGTGCCGCAGCGGTCTTCTGCTCGTTGACGCCAAACCACGGATTGCGCTCCTTCCACGCCTCCGCCTTGATGTCATGCACCTGCTTCTCAACCGACTTAACTTTCTTAGGCTTGACCGTCTTATTCGCGTCCTTCCAACGCACCGTGTAGACGCGGTTCTTGCTGATGCCAAGTTGCTTGGCGATGTACTCGGGACTCGCGCCGTTTGCCAGATAACGGCGAATCTTTGCACTAATAGTCATGTCTCTAACTCCTTGCGTAGGGTCTCTACGGTTGTTTCATCAATCAACAATGCGATGCCACCTGCTTTGCGGATGTCATCGAGATGCTTCAATTGAAGCGCGGTGGGCTTCCCACCGTTTGCCTTACACTCCACCGCCACGAACTTGCCGTGGTGACAGATCAGAAAATCCGGTACGCCGCTCGAACCATACCCGCCGGTCGCAGGCATGGCGTAGTACGCACCGATGTCGTTCAAAACTTTCTTTACCTTCGCTTTGACCTTTGCCTCAGGGGTCATCAGTACCGCCCTGCGTAGTCCAACTGATCAAAATGTGGTCGCAGCGCGTTGTTCTCCTTGACGATGGCTAGTGCCTCATCGTATATGTCGCAGTTCGCATCAAACGGTAGCAGAACCGGCGTGTCGAGTTCGCAAAACCCTGCCGGAGCCTTTTCAGTTTTCGGCGTCCACACGGCAAGCAGAAAAACCTGCTCGATGTCAACCTCCTCGCCACCTCGTTCGCACTCTGCGCCAACCTCAACCTTGATGCCCGACAGCATCGTTTCAAAAACCGTGTCGTAAGACATTTCTGTATCCTCCTGTTTACATATAACAATGTTTCTTTACACTTGTCAAGCACCGTCAGAACGGCGCGTAGGGGCGCGGTTGCTTCGGCTCGTCGAACGGCAATTCAAGCTGTCGGGTCAACTGTTGCGGTCGCACCCACCACTCACGCAGCTCGTACAACTCGCGCTCGTAGTCGAATACCTGTTGGCGAATCCACGCCTCGTCGCTGTCGATCGGAACCCACCAATCTTTCGGGATCTCGTTCGTCTCGTTCGTCTCGTTCGTCTCGTTCGTCTCGTTCATCGCTGTAGCTCCATTAAAATTTGTAACTGCTCATTCATCGCACGGATGATGTTGGCCTGTGCTGCAATCACCGCTTGCAACGCAACGATGTAGTCAAGATCGGACTCGTTCATGCTTGCATCCTCAACTCTTTCAACTCTTTCAACTCTTTCAATGCGCGTTTCTTGCACCGTTCAACCTCAAGCTCGGTCATGCCGACCGAAAGCTGTTCTGCGAGTTCTGTAACCACCCTCGAATGCGCGTCTGATGGAGCCGTGATCGCAAGTACCAACGCAAGCACCAAAGCATCTTGTCGGGTTTTCGGCGGGGGCGCGTTCATGCGTTGTCCTGCCAATCAAATGCGGCTAGCACCTCGTAGACAACAAACAGCGAAAGTTTTAGGGAGTCGGCTATCTCCTTCTCCTTCATGCCGTCCTTGTAGTACATCGTCAGAATCTGCAGGTCTGCGTCGTTCATGCCTTGTCCCCCTCGTTCTCCAACGAAAAACCGAAACTGAATGCGTGGTTGAACCGCGCCATACTCTTGCTCATGCCTTATCCTCCATTGCTTTGTTGATTGCAGCTGTAAAATGACTATCCCATTCATCGAAAGACTGTGGATCGCCCAAGCCTTTTTTAAAGTTAGCGCGTACACGCTCCATGCGATCCGGCAACTCGTCCGCAGAAAAGCAATTGCTTTGCAGTTCGCTAATCAGACGATTGGCTTGATACCGGCCCTCTTCCTTTTCGTATGAATAGTCGCTGCTCATCGCGTATTCATAAACAGCGTCCTCGATGAGGCCGATGCGCTGCTCGACTTGAATGTTCATGCTGTCACCTGCTTAGTGTTCAAAGCCTCTGAAACGCAAACGCCTAGTGCGCTTGCCCCGGCTTCTACTATGTCTTCTCCCGGATAGACGCTGAAAATCACGCTATCGTCGCGCGCGCCATCGATCCACGCTTCGTAGGTGTCCGCTACGCCGCAGTCGTCCGCTACGCCGCAGTCGTCGAAAGCGTCCTCTTCTCCAAGAAGCTCGACCACTTGATACACCACGCGCTCACAAGCGTGCCGCGTCGCACGCCGCGACCATCGCTGCTCGTTGCAGCCGACGACCCAGACCCACCCGCCGTGGACCTGGGTTGCGTAGCCGCTGTAGGTCTCCACGCGATCACGAATTTGCTGCTCGTAGTCGCGCTCCGTTTCCTGCGACTCGTGGCCCCAATCACCGAAACGCTCGTCGTTTCGCACAATTTCATTTTTCATGCCTTGTCCTCCTCTGTTGCCTTGGCGATGGCGGCGCGGTATCGGTTGAAGTCCATAGCGTAGAGGTCGCCGTCTGCGTCGAGAACATCGAGAACGCACCCCAACAATTCTGTGTTGACCTCTCGCAGCCGCTCGATCTCAGCAGTCAACTCTTCGTTGCTCATGCCTTGTCCTCCTCATCGAAACTAGCCAAGTCGTTATCAGCGTAGGCCAACGCCTCAGCAATGTAGCCATGCGCCTCGCTGCATTCTTCGACTAACTCATACGCCATTCTCAAGGCGACCGCGATGCGGTTGAGTCGTTCTTGTTCGCTCATGACTTGTCCTCCTCAATGTCCATTTCGCAGTAATCGGCTACGCCTTGGTCATAACCTCGTTTGTAGGCCAGACGACTCGCCGCGTCTTTGTCGCCATCAAGTTCCCCTAGGCTGTCTTCCACGCCTACGGTACGACCGTCGTAATAGCCACGGGCATACCAATATTTTTTATCGTCCATCTCGTTCATGCCTTGTCCTCCTCGTTTGGTTAGTCAGTAAGTCAATGTTTCTTTACAATGGTTCACACACTATCAGCGCGTTCGCATCCTGTCAATACGCCAAACTCACTTTTTTTAATCTTTTTTGGCGGAGCGGTCGCACCCGTCAAGTCCGCTCGCACCGGGGCTATAGGGGGAACGGGATCGAAAGGGGCGGAATGGGGCGGAGCGGTCGCACCGGGACTAGGCGTAGGGGCGAAAAAAGGGGGCGGTGTCAGTCCCGCCCCAAGTCTCACCGGAAACCCTAGCCCCCCGTGGCCTTAGCAATCGCGGCTCGAATGGCCTTGGCGTGACGCTCGACTACGCCCGCTTTAAAGCACGCCAACTGTTCAGGATTGTCTAAAACATCCTCAACATACGGCAGGGCGTTAAACAGGGCATCGAGTAACTCCGGCGCGGCGGCGATTAGTCGGACATTCCCCCGCGTTTCATCATCCGGCACCATTCGGGCGGATAGGTCCGCCACTTGCGCCCCGCGTAATTCGTAAATAATCGGGCCGGGTTTCATCCCTATATGCCACGGCCCCGGCGTGTGTTTCGTTTCGTTTGTCATCGTCCCGCCCCCCTTAGTTAAAAAACCGCGACGCGATACCGCGCCCGAATTCGCGGCGGAAGTACCGCCGGAGCCAATCGCCGCCCGAAATGTAGCCCTTCGGGGTTTTGTAGTATTCGCGTATCGATGTTAAGCCGTAGCCGTGCGGGGGCGTATCAAACGCGGCTTTTTCCCGCTCTTTTATGCGGCGCGTGATTGCTTCCTGAAATTCTGTCGCGTCCCGGTGCTTGATTGGCTCCCGCGTCGCCCGGACATACTCGCCGCGCTCGTTTTGCCACTCAACATAATAGACCGGCGACGGCATACAATGCTCCCGCACATAATCCCATAAGGCGCTAGCAGCGACCGCAGCGACGGCGCGGCGGTACTCCGTCGGGTAATACTGCCCCGTGGTGTAGTGGATGCGTACCTTGTTATCGTCTAGCGTTTGAATGTTTAACCGCCCGGAAAAGGCGCTATGTGCAGCGTCCGCCAGCTTGCGCCCCGTGATGCCGTGCGCCCTTTCGATCGAATGCAGCAGCGTCCGGGCATCATGCAAGTCTCGCGTGATTCCCCGCATCTCCGCACGGTAGGCCACGGGGTCGCCGTAATTGCAGTACTCTAGGCCGGGGCGCGACCGGATGAAGGTATGCAAGGCGTCGAGGATGTTAGTTTTGAGGGGGTCGGGGGTGCCGTATGTCGTGTCCATTTTCGTTTTCTCCGGTGTGGTTGTGAGGTTCAGCGTGGAACGGGTGAGGCATTCGGGCGACGGTGAGCGACGACGAAATAACAGCTAGGCTCATCTTCGCGGAACACTCGCAGCCAATCGGCGGCGCGGTCGGGGTCTACCGTTTTAATCCGTTGCCAATATCCCGTGATTGGGTTGAATCGGAATAGGGCGGGGTTGCGTGGTTTCATCGTTCGCCCCCCGTGGCCTTTTGGATTGCAGCCCGTGCCGCTGTTACTAGCTCGTTATCGTCGGTCGCGTCATAGCATGAAACTATACTCCGTAAGGCTTCGAGCAAGTCAGGCGCGGCGGCAATTAGACGGGCGCGGGTTGCTTCGCGGGTAAGGCTTTTATTTTTCACGGTTCAGCCCTCCCCTGCAAGACGCGACCGACCCAATTCGAGCCGGGCGGCGGTTAGTGCCTGTTCCGCCTTTTCGAGCGCGGCTTCCGCATCGTCCAATTCCTCATAGTCGGCGGTTTCCCACTCAGTCCAGTACGAATCGCCGTCGCCGTCCCGGTATATGGCCTCCCACTCCTTCGGCGTGTAGTGCTTATGCAGACACGCGTCGGAGCAGTAGTACTCGCAGCCGCTATCGACGCAGTAGCCCTCCGACATGGTCGAGCGACACTCGTCGCAGATTCGCTGCGGCTCGTCCAACAGGTCTAGGATGGTTTCGTACCGGTGCATGGCATCGTCGCGCCCACGCTGCGCCGCCTTGAATGCCGCTTCCGTTTTGCTGAGGTTGTCCACGGTTCAGCCCTCCACGGCGACCAATGCGCCGTTGATGTTGACGATGCGACCCCACAATCCAAGCTGCCCGATACGCTGCTCAATGTGCTCTTGGCTACGCGGGGATGCGGCACGGTGAAGGTTGGCTAGCATTCGAGCCGCCATTGCAGGATTGATGGGGGCGACGGCTTCGGCGCGGGTCGCTTCGCGGGTCTCGTTTCTAGTCATGTTCGTTTGCTCCGGTGTAGATAGGGGACGCGAGTATTAGACAACCTTTCTTTATTTAATGGAACCCCTTCGGCGAAATATTTTTTAGAGCTACGCGGGGCGGGGTGCGGCTTGTGTCAGGCCGGTGTGTCGCTTGTGTCAGGGGGTCGGAAATGCTGACACAAAAAAAGTTTAATAAAAACAATGGGTTACGGAAAGTTTGTGTCAGGTTTTGTGTGGGGAAAGTTTACATATGACACGGGATTTTAGGGGATAGGGGGTGTGTAAGTTATTGATTTCTATTAGATAGTTATAGAATAAGTAAATAGAAAAAAGAGAGAAAAGAGAAAAAAGAGCAAAACGGACGGGCGGCAAAAGTTTTTAGAGCTTTTTCGGCACTTGCCGCGTCTCTGCCTTGCTCCCCATTTTTGCGCTGCATTTCCCGCGCCTTGTCCCGTTTTTGCTGACACACCGACACAAACCGTGTTTTTACTTTGTGAATCAAGCACTTGCGTGTCCCAACCAAAGAAATACGCTGACACAAGGCCGGGACAAGGCCGGAACAGGGGTGGAATCGATCGAAACCGCGCCCCGCCTGACCCGCCTGACCCGCCTGACCCGCCTGACCCGCCTGACCCGCCTGACCCGCCTGACCCGCCTGACCCGCCTGACCCGCTACGCCTTGCCTGACCCGCTACGCCTTGCCTGACCCGCTACGCCTTGCCTGACCCGCTACGCCTTGCCTGACCCGCTACGCCTTGCCTGACCCGCTACGCCTTGCCTGACCCGCTA